GGAAGGAGCGGTGCAAATGGCAATAAGGTTCATACGGCCAAAGCGAATACGCAAGGCAAAGACACCGGGCAGTCAAGAAGTCCTACGCAGACTTGAAGAGTACCTGCAGAACGAATGTGACGAACCGGTTGAAATCCTATGCGGGTTTTGGCAGGATCAGCAGGATGCCATCACGTACCAGGAACTCCGAAAGGCAGTAGCGGACGGAAGCCTCAGCAAAGAGACATTAGAGGCTTGGCAACAGGATTACTCAGTGCTTGTTGCCGAGAGATTACAGTCAATGTGGACGCAGGCAATAGCAGCGGGACCAACCGGGCAACCAATCCTGGACGGTCTCGCTTTTGAGTTTAACACTCAGACACCTGGCGTTCTCGACTGGATCAGTGAAAGAGGAGCTGAGTTTGTTACCCGATGCACAGAAGAACAGAAGGACGCAATAGCGGCACTCCTGGAAAAGAAAATGAGAGAGAGCCATACAGTAGATGAACTGGCAAGGCTCATTCGTCCATGCATCGGTCTGACAGAGGGTGACGCAAGAGCAAACGCCAGGTATTATGACAATATCGTGGCTACGATGCGAAAAGAGCATCCGAGAATGAAGATTGAGAGCATCCGCCGGAAGGCATTGGACGCTTCTCAGAAATATGCAGAGAAACAGCACCGGGCCAGGGCATTCACAATCGCTCAGACCGAGAGTGCTTTTGCTTATAACCGTGGAGCCGATGAAGGCATACGCCAGGCACAGGGCGAAGGGTATCTTGGAACGATGGTAAAGAGATGGAGTACATCCGGAGACGATTCGGTGTGCGACATCTGCAATGCGCTGGAAGGTACTGAGGTAGATATGGACTCCGACTTTGATTTCAAAGGAAAGGTTCTGTTTGCAGGACAACATATGTTACCACCTGCACACCCGAGATGTGCCTGCGCTATCGAGTATATCGAAGTGGCTGCACCGAGAGGAAGGAAGTGAGAAAGTGAAGAAGTTCTCTGATTTCATCAAGAAGTCTGCAGAACCGCAGAAGAAAGAGCCTGCCAGCAATGTGATTAAAGGCAGGTTTAAGATTGCCAAGTCCGATGACGACAAGCACCTGGCATTTGGCTGGGCGAATGTGGCGATCCGTGCTGACGGAGAAGAGATTGAGGACTGGCAGGAGGACATCATCGAGCCGGAAGAACTGGAAAACGCAGCATACCAGTATGTGTTACTCTATCGTGAAGGCGGAGAAATGCACGAAAGAGGCGGAGCTGCAGTCCTTGTTGAATCCGTGGTATTCACGGAAGAGAAAATGCAGGCAATGGGAATCCAGGCAGGCACTCTTCCGATTGGTTGGTGGATCGGCTTCAAAGTAACCGACGAGGATGTATGGGAAAAGGTTAAGGACGGCACATATCCGATGTTCTCAATCGAAGGAGAAGCCGAGAGAGTCGAAGTAGAAGATGAAAACACCTTGTAAAAATGGGGCGTATTGAGTTTTTCAGCAGTCTTAACCTTATAATTCCACATACGAGAGTGTAATAAGGGCATAGGTAGTTCACATTATGGAGACAAATCTAAGCAAAAAGAACAAATTGATAAAACAGATCAGCAAGGCATCCGATATGGTGCCTTTTTCTGATTTCCTGCTCGAATTTATGGACCGCTACGGTTTGAATAACCTGCGAGAGTCCACAGTAGAGCAGTTAGAAGAGTTTATCAGCAACAGAAACATCATTCCGTTATTAGGAGAGGCACCGCAAAGGTGTCTTTTTTAATATAAATCTTGCGGAAAGGAGGAAGCAAAGTGGCAACAAAGTTAAAAAATCTCAGAATCAGCAAGGTTGATTTTGTAGATGAGGGTGCAAATCCGGATGCTCACATTAAGCTAACAAAGAGTAAAGGCGAAAAAGGGCAGTCCACAGGAGAGAATGGCGATAAGAATGGTTTTGTCAGCCGATTGTTCGGTTTCATCGGCAAAAAGGCCGGCATGAACCAGGAAGAGATCGACAGTGCAGTAGAGGAAGTTCTGAAAGGCAACTCTGTTAGTTTCAACGAGCGTTTCAATGAAATCAAGAACAGAAAGATTGCTGATGAAATTTGGGATATATGCTACGCACTGCAGGCAAGCCTCTGTTCGATTCTGAATGACGAGGAGCTGGATAGCACCGGCGCAGCAACAGCGATGAATGAGAGCCTTGACGAGTTCACTGCAGTAGTGAAGGAAGCGATTAGCAACTGGTCCGGCGGAAAGGTAATCAACATCGTAAAGAGTGACGAGGTGACGGAGAGTGACCTGGCAATGATGAAGTCTGCGGCTGCAAGGCTGAATGACAACATCGAGAAGGCACAGACCGCCGCTGGAAAGCCTGCCGGAGAAGGAGACGATCCGGAGGTAGACACAGAGGACAAAAAGGACCAGGGCAAAAAGAAACAGTCGAAAGGAGACAACGAAGATATGAAGATCGACAAGAGCAAAATGACCCAGGCTGAGCTTCTCATTCTCGAAGATATTGAGAAGAGATACGGCGTGGCAGACGACCCGGCTCAGACAGAGCAGACTACGGAGGGAAAACCTGCGGTAACAAAGTCTGTTGAGAAGCCTGAGCAGAACCAGGAAACACCTGCAGATGGCGAGGACATCTACAAGGGACTCAATCCTGCTGTTAAGGCAGAAATCGAAGCACTCAGAAAGTTCCGTGAGGATGCCGAGAACAGAGAACTTGAAGCCGTAGCAGGCAAGTATGAAATCATCGGCAAGAAGAAAGAGGAGCTTGTACCTATGCTCAAATCTCTCAGAGCTACCGGTGGAACTGCATACAACGATATGATCGCCGTTCTTGATGCCACCGTGGAAGCGGTCAACAAGTCCGGCGTTTTTTCCGAGGTAGGCAAGTCCGGCCACGGCTCTGTGCACGTAAGTGATGCAGAGGGCAAGATCGAAGGTATCGCCAAGAGCTATATGCAGAAAGAACCTTCCATGAGCTATACGGATGCGCTGGCTAAGGCTTGGGAAGATAACCAGGACCTTATGGACGCATACGACGCTGAGGAAGGATTTTAAGGAAGGAGGAAAAGACCATGGCAAAGAGAAACTTCAACGGCTCACAGATTAACCAGTCTGTGACAATCGCAGAGCAGGCCGGTGCTGCTATCGACGATGTGAGAAACCTCATTCTCAAATATGACGAGAATGGAGATGTAGTCGTAGCAACCGACGGCACAGCACCTATCGTAGGCATTGCAATTATTGAGGCAGGCTATAACGACATCTCCGGAGCAGAGTCCGGAAAGGTTGCAAAGGGCGACCAGGTAGATGTTCAGATTAAGGACATCGGCTACATTCTTGCTGGCGGAGCCATCAAGAAGGGCGAAGAGGTAACTGCAACCGCAGGAAAAGCAACAAAGGCAGCTGACGGAGATTATGTGATCGGCGTGGCGCTCAGCAATGCAGCTGAGAATGACTATGTTAGAGTTCAGATTTCCAAGTATCAGAAGAATGCCGCAAAATAAAGAAGGAGGAAATGGTAAATGAAAAGAACAACGAAAAGCATCCAGGCAGAAATCGCAAAGGGTGCATTTAGACCGCACACAGCGCTTTCAACAATGGCGCTGGCTTACTATCAGCAGGAAACAACATCTTTTGCAAAGAATATGTTTCCTGTTTGCCCGGTGCAGCTGTCCTCTGACAATTACTATGTATTTGACAAAGAGGATTTGTTACGTGATAACTGGAATAGAAAACCGGCATACGGTTCAGTTGACCCGGCAGTAATCTCAGAGCATACAGAGAACTATGCCTGCCACGTAGATCAGATGATGATGGGTATTGATAATATCCGTCAGACAGACCTTAACCGCAGACAGGGACCTCGCACCAAAGACCCACGCCAGCAGAGAACTAAGGTGATTGCAACACAGGCAAATATCCACCAGGATGCAGAGTTTTCAAAATCTTTCATGCGCAAAGGAGTATGGAAAAACGAGGCAACAGGCACCGATTCCGTGTCTGTTACATCCGGACAGTTTATCAAGTTCAGCAACGGAAACAGTGACCCGATCGCTTTCTTCCAGAACAAAATGACTGAGATCAATGAGGAAACCGGCCGCACCCCTAACAGACTTGGATTGGGTGTAAACGTCTACAATGCGTTAAAAGAGCACCCGGCAATCCTCGAGAGGGTAAAATACGGCGGTTCTACTCCTAACCCGGCAAAAGTAAATCTTAACGTACTGGCACAGCTCTTTGAAATTGACAGAATTGTCCTCGACAGAACTGTTCAGAACAAAGCTGGATTAGGACAGAATGCAGATATGGGATATATCGGGGATCCGAACTCATTCCTGTTAGCATATGCGACAGACACACCTTCCGTCGAGGAGCCTTCTGCAGGTTACATCTTCACATGGGATATGCTGGAGAATGGAATTTTGCTTCCGATTCTGAATTATCCTGGCGCACCGGGAACACATTCAGAGCTCGTTGAGGGTCTTATGGCATACGACATGAAGAAAACCGCAGATGATCTCGCATTCTTCGGTTGCGACGCTGTATAAGGAGGTTCGCCATGAAATTGATTGCAAAGAAACGCTGCAGTTATGGCGGCAGAAAATTCTTCGCAGGGGATGAAATCCCGGCAGACATTGTGTTAAATGTCGAGAGGGAAGAAAAACTCGGCGTAATCTCAATCGCAAATGACGAAGCAGGGGTACCGGAACAGTCCGGTGCCCTTTATTCGCAGGAGCAGGTAGACAAGATGATGGCCGATGCAGTCGCCAATGCAAGCAAAGGATTTACGCAGGAGCAGGTGGACGAGATGATTCAGTCCGCAGTCGCAGAGCTTAAACCGTTCGACTCCGACAATGCCGGTTTTACCGTGACAGTCAAGGGCGAGGGTGACAATGTGACGGCGGTTTCCTGCAGTGCAGAGGATATTCAGTCTGTGGTCGATGTACTGCAGATGAATGCGGACGATGGTGCAAAGGCAGTAGCCAACGTACAGTCCGACAGCGTTCTGATTTTGCTTCACGCCTTAGACACACGCGCTACGGTCAAGAAAGCGGCTCAGAAACAGCACGACACTTTATTCTCCGCTGACGGCAATTCAAACGAATCCGTAGGCGGTAACGCAACCACAGACAGCATTACGGAGGGAGCTGATACCTAATGTCAAAAGGTGCATACACATATGAGCCGGGAAACATCACGGAGTTTGGCAAAGACCGTATGAGGTTTGAACTTGGAGACACGATGGTAGAGGGCCTGGCAGATACGACGGCATTGACCGACGAGGAGATACAAGCAGCAATCGACGCATACCCGAATAAGTGGAAGCGTGCGAAGCTGATGCTTCTTGAAAGTTTGTGCCGCCGTTTTGCGTATGAGGTCAACACAAAGACCGGTCCTCTCAGCCTGGATATGAATGGCAGGGCGAAACTTTGGAAAGAAGATTACGACAAGCTGAAAAAAGAGGTCCAGGCAGAATCAGTGTCAGTGCCACGGTTCGGAAATGGGGTAGATGGTCCGCCTTACTTTCATACAGGAATGCACGAAAACGAGAGGGTGTGGAACGGATGATAAATGCGAGATTTATGTATTTAAGGCCGGGAAACCTATTCAAGGATTTTGTTGTCGAGTCAAATACGCAGGTTGTAACAGCAAGTGGAAGGGTAGCAAACGCCCCGAAGGGAGACGGCTCAAAGATCATCAGAGGATGTCTTGCCGAGTCCACGAAGGAACAGAAGGAATCTCATTCAACGAGAGACCGTGTTTGCACCCATACGATTGTGCAGGCGGGAAGTCCGGAAGCAAAGAAGTCCGATAAACTCATACTCGGAAATCGCACGTTTTACATCATTGACCTGGACGAGGTGGGTAGCTTGGGTATATCCACAATCTACTACGCCGAGGAAAGGAAGGATGTCAAATGAAACTGTGGAACGATGGAAAAGCAGGGAGCGCAGGAAGTGCCATAAGGGCAACAGTCAAAGGACAGGTAGCCAAAATCAACCGGCAAGTCGTAGCCAGGGGCGTTAGGGCAGTGAATGCTATGAGAAACGCAGAACTGGAAGTGCTAAAAGGTCAGAGAAGCGGGCGAACATATCGCAAGCTGCACAGCAAAGCGACCTACACAGCTTCGGCACCAGGAGAACCACCAGCAAGACGTACAGGAAATCTCCGTATGCACTGGAATGGCCAGGTAAAGAGCGAAGGCAGTACCGCTGGTGGCGGAGTCCAAATCATTGCAGAGCTGGAAAGCCAAGAGAAGTATGCTGGCTACCTTGAAAACGGAACGAAGAAAATGGCAGCAAGACCATTCGTAGACAAGATCAAGGAGAAGGCAACCCCGGAAATTGAGAAAATTTACAAGGAGCCGTATGGCTAAGGAGGCATGATATATGGCACTGGTAGTAGAACAGCCGATATCAACCTTCGATTTGAGCGAGATTGCCAGGGGCGATTTGGTCTATGGCAAGCATCGCACATGGCCGGAAGGTAAAGCCGGATTTGTAACATCAGCCACCGAGAAGGAGCTGATCGTCCAGTATCATCCGGGTATCGGCAATGTAACTAATCACTTTCGGATTCCCATTGATGAAGCGGTAGACGCTCAGTGGGAAATCCGATATTCACACGATATGTCGGAGGTCAAGACCTACGGCATCGAAAAGCAGGACACTGAGGAAGGAGCGACAGAGTGAAGCTGGAAGAACTGATTCAGAAAAGGTTCGTCAGTACGGCAGCACTCGCAGAGAGGCTTACAACCTACAACGGTGTGCCTGCTGTTTTTAGTCCGGAAGCACCGGGCGACGAACAGGAAGGGTGGGGCGGTGAAACGCAGTACCCTATGGTAACTTACAACTATGACCTGCAGGCAAACGAAGAACGAAACAGCGCCGGTAGTCTTTCGGTATCGATATTCTGTCAGAACACAACAGATGTATTCCCGGAGGACATAGCGCCTATCGTGAAGGAATGCCTGCGTGATGTGATCCTTCTTCCGGAAGGCGGTACGCCGTACTGCTTTACTTGGGCGAGAACGGATGCGTTTACTATGGGCGAGGATGCAGGAAAAGCCGGTGTTGTAATCGGCTGTGAAGTCAGATTTGACATCCTGGAATATCCGTCTATGGAAACGTCCGATCCGGACCCGGTAATGGCGGTTGATAAGTATATCAAGGAGTTGTACCCGGAATGCCTGGTTATGGGATATGACCGGATGGAGGAGATAACCGAAGCCTCAGCGGATCAGCCGGTGGTTTACTGCAGACTGATTTCATCTGAGAAGCAGGAAGAAACGAATACAGTAGCTTGGATGGACGGTAGAATTGCCGTCCATGTTTTGTGCCCGGAAAGCACAGTGAGATTGAAGATGGCCGCAGATATTGCCAACCATTTGTCACTCGACGGAGAGGT